GATAGCCATACCTCTGTTTTCTTCATAAGAATCAACTTTGCCATCTTTATTCAAATCAGCTTTTTCTGGGTTTTTTAATTTAGTCATAATATCACCTTATCTTAATCTAGCGGCCATTACAATTCCTTGGCCTCTGCTTGTAATTGGTCCACCAGTTGCTGCTTTTTTTCTGCCATCCTTCCAACTAATTGCCTTTGGTCCTGTTTTCTTTTTAGCTGCTGACGTGCATTCTGCTTTTGTAGGTCTACACGCAGGATAAGGTCTTTTAGTGTTTGTTTTAGATTTTCTACCGCAAGGCTTGCCTGTTTTGCAATCAATCCAACCTTTACCGTCATTTTTAGAAAACCAATCTTTAAGTGTTTCTTTCTTAGCCATTACCTTAATCTATTAGTCATAACAGCACCTTGTCCGCGTATTGTAACAGGGCCTCCGCCAGATTTTTTTTGCCTGTCGCTACCCATACGGTAATTACTAGGGCCGCCAGCGTTTCTACATTTGACCATATGCCCAGATCTGTATGCAGAATTCTGAGGCATTTTTTTACTTACATATTTGTAACAAGCATCTCTTTTGGGTTCTTTTTTCTTAGCCACTAACAATCCCAGTCTTTTCTAGCCCAATAATTAGCACTACATCTATCTGTAGTACCACCCATTCCACCACTTCTAGCGCAATAAGATTTCTTTCTTGCTTTGCTATCTTTGTGCATACCAAGTTTGGCATCACCAAAAGTTATACGTTTAACTCTAGAACTTTCGGTACTACAACCCACAACAAAGACCTCTTTGCGTTTTTTGCCATAACCAGGGCTACCTTGTGAGATAGCCCTTGGTCGGTTAAGAGTTACTGTTTTACCCTTGTACTCTGCCATCTTTATGCAAAGAAAGCTGTCATAGTCCCAAAAGTGCTTTGTGTGTACTGAATATAAATACCATCAGTAAACAATAAACCGTTATCAGGGATAGTAATATCTCTAGTTGTTGTAGCTGAAGCTACAGATCCAAGTTTAAATAGACTTGTACCTGTTGAAGATGTTGTTAAAAAATCAATATTTCCAGCGGTACCAGAACATACTAAGTTTAATCCTTGTAATCTAGATCTTCCTGCAAAAACAACATCAGCAGCATTATTGTTAATTCCTGCCGATACATTACCTGCTGGATTACCAACTGCTGTAATACTAACAATTGTTTTAAAGTGTTTAGATCCGGTAGCAGTTCCAGCGTTTGCGCCTGTTATTGATTCTGTTTGGGAATCACCATTAACATCAGTACCAACTACACTAAACGATTTACTAGAATCATCACCGGCAGAAAGAATAGTTACTATTCTACCTGAATCAAATGCACAAGCACCACCGTCAGCTAACGCACCACCTATAGTAAGTGCTGCGTTATTTCCTACGGATGCTGCTGTTGATATTCCATCAGCGTCTAAGGCTTGAGTGTCTGCGGTAATAAACTTACCTTGGACATCTGAGCCTGTCATACGACCTGCCATAATTTACTCCTATTCGTTAATTGTTCTACTTATGCATTCGTAATGAACGTGTAAAGCTTCAGCAGCTCCAGCACCAGCCTCAATACCTATATAAGGTATGAAATCTACATCATTAGTTAAAGCAGCAGTTTTAGTTACAGCAGTATCCGGTTGTAAGGCTGTAGCTGTTGTACCGCCAGTAGACCCTGCCGTATTTGCAACATTATATTGAACACCGTTAACAAAGATTGTTGCTTGTCTGCTTGAATCAATCTCTATTTTAAGATGATAAATAGTATCAGCCGCTACGGTAATTGGTAATGCAGTAATAAAGTCTGTTCCACCAATTGAATGTACAAAATGCCAAACTGTAAAGTCTGTAAATGCTTCTGAGTTAGTAGCATCTGTTTGGAATTTAAAATATGCCTGGTTAGCATCTGTAGCAATTAACTGATCGTTAGTAAGCTTTAGACCGGCCCACACTTTTTGGTTATCAATCGCTGGTAAGCTAATTGAACATTCCCAAGATACTGAGTTTTCAGTACCCCATAGTGTATCTGACCACGCAACGGGATTTGCTAAATGTGGTGTTACGATAGCTTGGTCTTGATCAGCACCTGCTGTAGTCATAACAATACCAGCACTTGTTGCATTTCTAGTAGATAACGCAGAAGTCATATTAGTTCCTAAAACTTCAAAGTTTTGATTACCGCCACTTACTAAGTTTTGTAATTTAGGAAATACTTTAACTGTTAAAGTTGCTGAAGCTAAATCAACAGCACCACCAGTAAAGTTACCTAATACAACAGTAACAGTATTTGCTGCTGTCACATCTGCTGTAAGAGTAAGACCAACCGTATCTACACCTAAAGAAGCTACTACAAAATCACCTAGTGCTGCTCCAGTTACAGTTATATCTTGTTCTTCTTCATTACCATCAGCTATAGATCCAAAGTCTTTGGTAGCTGAACCTATTAAAAAGGTTTGTAATTTTGGAAGTAAGTCCCACCATTCTTTTAGATAATATCTTCTAGAATCTTGAACACCATCTGATATGGTTCTATTTGATACTAATCCAGATGTTGAATCTTTACTGACTAGATCAAAATTGCCTTCGGACCTAACTGGTCCGCTAAATGTCGAATTTGCCATAATTTCCTCCTAAGGAAATAAGTTCTACTATCTTGGCTTGTCTGCTAGGTCAGTTAATAGAACAAGTTAATAATTCCTAGTTATTTGATTGTACTTTAACACTTATAAAAAGAAAAGGGGGCCATAAGGCCCCCAATAATTGTAGTTGAGTAATAAACGCTACAATCAGTCGTTCATTTAAGCTCCTTGAGAACCGTAAACGGCTCTAAAGTTTGAATATCCGAATGAATATCTCTCTCTAGCTTTGTATCTCATGTTTCCAGTATCGAAATCACCTTCTAATGCAGTTTGCATAGGAGATCTTTCAAAATACTTAAATCCATCAGGACAGTCTGTTTTCAAAAAGAAAGCATCTGTATCTGTTAGATAATGATTTACAACATAGCCATCAGGAATCATTCCCTGATTTCTAATAGAGTTAATGTCATTGTCAGATGTTCCTACTCTCCCTGGGGTTTGTAAGAGTCTGTCAGCAACAAACTGCAACTGAGGTGGAACAATTAATTTCATTCCTCTTAGTGCAATATTAAGACCTCTATCATCAGTAAATGTAGAGATATTAATTAATGCATCTTCAAGAGAAGTTTCATTAAGATCCGCCATAGTTGTAGCTCTATTTGCTAGTGAGCCACCGCCGCCTAACGGGTGATCTGTAGCGATTAATACTTTGCCATCACCGCCAGTTGTAGAGAACGCATTGTTCAATACAGACGCAGCTTTGATTTGCTTAGTATTAGCCATAGATCTCGCTAGTGCTTTAGTGTATCTAGCACCAAGACGATCATACAAATTATCTTCAACAGCTTCTTCTGTTAGTGCGAATGCTAAAGCAACCGTCTCGTGGGTATAACGAGAAGTATAACCTTCGTTAGCATTGTCAAATCTGACTCCGCTACCTTCTGATTTTACTTCAGCATTACCGAACCCAACGATTAAAGTTTCTTCTTCAAACGCTCTATCAGAACTCTCTGTATCATATATTTCTGCATGTTCTGCTTCGTACCGCGCATATTCCATACCGAACAAGGCGTTTAAGCCAGGCTCTAGTTCTTTCGCTAATTGCGACCTATTTATTGCCATGATTAAACTCCTGTAGGATCGACATAGAAATGCTCATTAAACTTCACAATAACATTCACATTAGCTGAACCTGTTGTGCTGTTGTCTGGATCAGAGGAAAAGCCCATGATTCTAAAAGTCGCAGTTGTTGCGGCTGTTGTTCCAGATAATTCTACTGCTGACATACCAGTTTTGGTAGATCCTGCGGTGTAAGAAATATCTGCATTTAAGCCCACATCAGTTTGCGCTGGAGAACCGGCACTCTGAATTTCAAATACAGCATTAGGGTCATCTTCTACGAACGCTACAATATCAGCCGATACGGTTCCATCAGGAAAATGTGAACTAAAAATAGTATCACCTGAAGAGTTTGTAAAAGAACAACCTCTAAAAATTCCAATAGATTCATCACCAGCAGCAGAAACTAAGATAGTACCTGCACTAGTCATTTTTACCAAATCGCCTGAAAAAATATTCCCTGAAGCTCCTGTAGCAATTTTATACTCTGTCATTCCGCCATTAGCGATTCCAGAACCTAATTTTCCTACAAGTCTTGCTCCAAATGGGGCATTTTTGTTAGCCATAATAAGTTACCTATATTATTTAAAATTAAAAAAAATGATGATCAACTACGTTGACCACCGCCAAAAGTTACTTTGCTTGACCTCTCCGGGTTCAAGATTGGAGAGTTTGGATCTGATTCCCTTAAAAGATCATTGTCTACAGCATCTTGCTGTGTAAGCGCACGACCTTCAAAGTAGGAGTTTCTTTCTTCGCGCGTTTCATTAGGAATCTTAGCCAGCAGCAAACCGCCAACTGATACTACTCCTGCATGTTTACCGTCATCTAAAGTAGGAAGTTCAAATCCATCTAACTCCTCGGCCCTAACAAGGTCGAAACCTTCTCTCATCCTAGAAGTTACATTTTTTCTGTCTTCGCTACCTGCGATTTCAGCTCTGATCCACCTGTAGGTATAACCTTCAGGTGCAGGAGGAGTTTCCAACATTGATGGTGGACTCCATGGTTTGCGAGCAACTTTTTTGGCTCGTGTGTCGGCAGAACGCTCGGTTCTGTTTAAATCTTTATTTTCTTCTGTCATAGTTTTACCTTTTAACGTATTTAGCGTACTCACCTAAGGGTACGTTTAATCTTTTAGCCATTTCAACCTCAGACGGAGACAATTTAACTTGTCTTTTATTTGAGCCAGTATTACCAGCTACTCTACCTGCTGAAGCCACTTTTTGTTGAGGCTTAGATTTAACAGAAGAATCATTAAACTTCTGTGGGAATTCATTACGAATCCTCTTATCAACCTCACTATAGTACTCTGCCGAACCTTCGTCAAATCCTTCATCTACTAATTGATTGTTAATTGCCATAGCTCCCATAGTCATTACTTCATCCTGACCAAACCATTCATTGCTATCAACCCATTCTTTATCTCTACCAACTAACTCTGGTGCATTATTTTGTTGCACTTGATTTCGTACAGGTTGAGTAGGAACGTAATTTTGATAATTAGTTTGCTCTTCTATCTGGTACTCTAATTGATTTTGTGAAACAGATACTTTGTTTTCTTCTATTGCAATCTTAGATAAGACCTCTTGAGCTTTTGCAACTTTGTCATAGTCTGCAACTTCATGAGCATTCTTTAATGCCGCT